TGTATCGTTGTCGTAAATAAACCTTTTGTGCAAATCAGCAATAACCTGCTTTCCTTCTTCAGAGTTAAAACATCTGTTGTACGCTTTAGCCAACTCAGCAGCCTGCGACCGTTTGGCCGCATTTTGCTGTTTAGCAGCATCAGGATTAACCGATACTTTATCTATTTCGTCCCAACTCATTGCATTGGAGGCTGTGCAGGTGGCATACCAGCCTGTGCAGCTTCAGCACCAGCTTGAATAACCTGTGCTTTTTCCGCGTCACTTCTAATTAACTCTGCTGGCATACCTGTTTTACCTCCTGCCCAAGTACCGAAGTCCTCAAGCTTAAACGCAATCTTAGCTTGGTCTGGCCCAGCAGTCTGAAGCACAAAGGCAACAGCTTGTTGAACAGACATTAAGTCCTCACCGTCTTGAGCTTTAGCTAATGGAGACAAAAACTTAATATCAATGTCTCTACTGTTTAGCTGTATAGGGGTAATTAAACCTCTACGAGTCAAGATGTAAGCAACGCGCTTAATAATAGGGATTAACACTTCAGTCTGCAAGCGCCCAAACGCAGAACCAATACGCTTAGACAGATCACGAGCGTCTACAGCAACTTCAGTAGCAGACCGTACAGGGCCACCTGGATCACGCAGATCATTAAACAATGCACGTTTAATAGCGTTCTGTAGTTCAACAATTTCAAACTGAGCTAGTGATAAGTTACTGCCAGTGTCTAATCGCTGAATGGATGGGTTAGAAGAGTTGTTAGAACCTACAGGAATAACGATACCCGGACTAATAGAGATGTTATACGGGTTAGTTACACCGTCATCAGTAGCTGTGTACATACCCGCTAGGTCAATAGCAGCTTTCTGTAGTACAAATTCTTTAGCTTTGTTCAAAGAACGGACATCAGGAAGTGCTTGTAGTGCTGGGCCACGACCACGGATTTCACCAGACACCTTAGAGTAACGACCACTTACCCACGGGCTTGATTCCCCATAGTCTTGCATCCAGCTTATACGATCTTCTTTATCTATCCACACACAACCATAGTATGTTTTAGCATCAGGCATATACACTACGCCTTCACTACAATCTACCTCAGTATCAGGTGAGTTCTTAATAACATTCTGAATTTCTGGCGAGGCTTTAAATCCTGGCCAGTGGCGCTCTAGGTTACGCGCTTTAACTTTGAATCTACGCCAGTGAGTCTCGATGTTTCCAAATGGGCCTTCTTCAAACGCTATGCCCTTTTGAGGAATGGCACTAAAGATAATCGGCATGTCATCATTGTTTTCTTCATCAATGCGTAGCGTACCTGTACCCACTAGCAGGTCAAGAGCATGCTCATAGAACTGTGTAGCAAAGTTAGAACGGTTAATGTAGTCAAAGATAATAACAGCTTGCTTCTCAAGGTTTGCACGAATGTCTTCTTCTGATACATCATACTGCCCTGTCTCTAGCATTTGTATAACTTGGTCTGACGGAGCAAAGGTAGCCCATCGCGCCCAAATAGGAGCTATGTTTTCCTGTAACTTACTAGCACCTTGCTGAATAGCCTCAAGAGCAGTAGAGTCAAAGATGCGCTCCATCTTCTTCTGGCCTTGGCGATTACTATCAAACAAGTTTCTATTTGGCAGGAAGTATTCATAGACATCATCTAGCATGTCTTGCCAAAGAGCAGCCGTCTCAAATGCTTTTGCTTCTCGTCTTTTTAAGTCTGTTAAAGACCCTAACTCTTTTGGCAATTCCATATTACGAGTTCCGTATTTGAGTATTAATAGGTCTTTGATAACCGCTGTTGCCAGTTCCAATTAAACCACTTGCTGCTGATCTTCCTATCCCGCCCATACCCATAATGCTGCGACCACCTGCATTTGCAGAACCGCGTCGAGAAGCAGATTTGCCTCCAGCAGTAGGAGCTTTAGCTAACAAAGACTTAGACCCTAGCGTACCTCTAGTAACAGCTTTAAGCCGTTTTTCCATATCCTCTGTTTCTTCGTCTAATGCTCTGGACTGACGCGCTGCCATTGATATTTCTTCAGCGTTAGGTTTAGGTGCTTTTGGAGATTTCATTACTCTTCCTCAAATATTTAAGCAGTTGATAAGGTGTGAGAATTAATGGATTGTTGATACCCAGTAATTGTTTGGCATGCCCCACACAAGTATTCAGCATAAACAAAGACCGTTTAACAGGTCTTGACTTATAACCAATTACAATAGAATTGGGAGTGATTATATCATTTTTGTCTATAGCGTTAAACAAATCAAACCTTTCGCTAGTTCTGCCGTAGACAATGAAGTTATGCACTTCAGGTTTAATCACATAGCAATGTCGTATGCCTGATTTTAAAAACCACGACCACCAGTGTTTATCATCGTCCTCAAAGACTACATACATATCATTTGAAGACATTAAAGCCTACTTTAGCTGTAATAGGTTTATCAAAACTACCAGACCTAGACAATGCTTGCCTACCTTCTCCTTCACCTTGTAAAGCGTACTCTAATGCTTCTACTGGGTGAGAGTATTCATTCTTATCTGGCTCATCAGTGTAGCGTTCACCAGTAGTCTGTACTCTACGGTAGCAGAAACCACCTTGTAGACCCTTACGGATCATAGAAGCTTTGGGTAAGACAGTGAATCTAGGCTTCCCGTCCATACACATCTCTTTCATGGGGACTTCTAAGGCTGCTCTACGCTTTAATGGGTCATTACTTTGTGTAGGGTAGCAAGGTATACCTGCGGCACGCATGATTTGGAACGGGGTTTCACTGTTAGATTGATTTTTGTTCTGTCCACTAGGATCGCCCCACCCTTTAAACTCGTGATCAGGGTACATTTCTTCGATATATCTTTTAAGTGTAGGTGCAAAGTCTACTGCTCCTGAGTCTGTGAGTACCATTTCATCGAAACATACCCAACGGCCAATGGAAGTACGCTGTAAAAACGCACACGCGGGAGTTCTACCAAAGTCAAAGCCAAGCACAATAGGGAAATCCTTGCTTGGTTGGAAATCAAGGTGCTGACAGTGGACAGAATCTGTATACATTGGGTGTACAGGCTTGCCGTTTGATACGAATCCATACTCATTGGCTAGGTTTACCTTAATCCAGTCGTTAGTTTTACCGCTAAGACCACGCTTATAGTATTGATCAGGCAGGTTAAACAGGTTCTCAGCATCCTCATTGATCTTCCAGTCCTCACCATCCTTGTATACACCGCCAGGTTGCCTAAAAAATGACCAATCTTCAGGGCGTTCTATCTCAGCTAACTTAAAATACCAGTGGTCTTCGTCAGGGGCGTTACTGTCACCGATGATTCCGTGGTGCGTAGGGCGCACTCCTTCCTTGTTAGAGGGGTATCTACCATGTCTAAGGTCTAACATGTCTAATACAGCCTTAGAATGCTCCTTAGTCTCGTTCAACCACACCCATGTAGTCTGTATACCACGCGCTTTCTTAACGTGTTCAGGGCGGTCAAAGGCGATAAAGACAACATCACACTCAACCCGTGTACCGTCTTCAAGGTTAAAGCGTAGGAAGTGTGTAGGAGGCTCCTTATTACCTTGTTTAAAGTCTCCTAGTTCCCCGTGTATCTCTAGCCAGTCTTTAATCGTGGTAGAGAACAGTTCAGAGTAGGTGTTACGGGCAGCAATGACCCTAGATAGGCGTACACCATAGTTCTTGTGTTCAGGGTCAGACACAGGCTTCTGTTCACACATCAGGTCAAATAATTTTAAGATGCATTGAACTGTCTTGCCAGAACCTAGCGGCCCCATTATGAAGGAGTTTCTAGCCCTACAGTCAGCAAAATCCTGTAAGACCTGGCCCTGTGGCATTAGGTTGTATTCAATTTGACTCATTTCTTAGTCCAATCAATAGCGTCATAGTTGTTCTTAAAGGCATCTCTAGTCTCTTGAGTAGACTTCCTAGCATGACTACCCTTACCCCCATTAGACTCAGGGAAGTGACGATCTCGATCCTTCTTAGGTAATTTATGTATTAGATTCGGGCCTTTCATATAAATCCTCAATATGGTCAGACACCAAATATAGCACTTCTCGCATAGCAAAAGCATCCCTGTCTAAGAATGCATCTATAAACGCTTCTATTA